CGATAAAGCCGGAACGTTCTTCGTTCACGAGAGCAATAAAAACAACATGGTTCTTTATCATGTTACTAAGGAATTCCATGGCGTATTCGTCGCTACCCATAACGCTTTTCTTAGAATCATAGAAGTCCGCAAAGGCTCTGCATTGCTTAATGAGCCAATCTAGGTCTGTAACATTTGCGGTTCTCGTCGTTATCATTACCTGTCCTGCGTTACCATTTGCGGCATTATCGCCAAAACTAAACTCGGGAGCGGTTGGTCTTGCCGCCAGCAGAGTTGATTCTCAAAGCTGTATCCGGCTTCCACGTTCTCCGATAAAATACCTGTGTAAAGTGCCGGGGCTCTAGTCATACTATCTGCGCCCGTTCTGAATACAAGAGTTGTTAAATCTGTGAAGGCCATACCTACCTTAAGCCCAAGAGACCTGTGGAGCATAATCCCCACTCTATGAGTTCTCTGAGTTTTACCGATAGATGTTCCATCCGAGGCTCCGGCGTTTAGCCTTAGCATCTTGCCGTCGCTGTTGTACCCATACCCTATCTGAACCGTTGTGGCCGAAGTGTCGAGAGTGATTGCTCCCGAGGCCACGGTCTGATTTGGCTGAACCGCTCCGTCGCCAAGGATAGCAACAGATTCCCCTTCCAAATGCGTTAGTCCTGAGATAGCGGTCACGTACTTTCTGGCTTCGCCGCCTGAAACATAAGTCGTATACGCCGAGGTATCTATATTCACTGCGGCCACTGTCTGAATTTCAAAAGTGTGGGTGCCCTTATTGGCCACGAGAACAGATATCCCATTGAGTTCTGTCATTCCTAGAATGTCAGAAAGTAAAACCTTATCCCCGTCAGAGAACCCGTGACTTGTGGCTGTCACCACTCCGGGGTTCGCTTTCGTGATTCCGGATACTGTCAAAGGCGCATCATAAGTCAGACCACTGTCTACAAAGAAAGCGTCCTTCTGCTCTATAGAATCATCAAATGCTCTCGACATATATTCAATGTGTCTGACGATAGCCCCGTTCACGTATCTTTGAACTATCATCCAAAGCTCATCACGAGTCCCGTCAGAAGATGGGATCACGGCCACACTTTCAACTTTCGCTGCAGTGCCGGCGGCGTCACTCGATCCGCCCACAATGTGGCGGTGCCAAGCTACTCTAAATGAATCAACGTCTCTTTCGTAAGTGAGGCCTAGCAAAACCCCATCATTTCTCACGCACCAAAGGACCGGCTGCGGTTCATTTTGAATGTCCATTTGAGCTACGCCCGAAGTTCCATCTTCGCTAAGTGTAACGTGTTCGGCAAGGAGAGTCAGATCGGTAGCTCTAAAGCCATCGGCATCGAAGAAATACGTCAATTCACGCACCTTTCTGCCTGCTTTTTGCACGAATAATACCGATTTTCCAACCTGTACTGCCTGTGTATTGGCGCTCCCATACTTGGTCGAGCGTTTTGCTGTGATATTTGCGGGGGTCAGGGCTTCCGCTGCACTTGAGGGCCGAACTATCCACTCCCCGCCAGCGGTTCCAACTAACAGACCCTTCTCATCAGATATAAACCAACGGACAGCATTCACGTCATTGGCGTTAAAGGTAAAACTAAGAGCGTCGTTTGCAGCTACCACGCCGTCCAAACCGCTGGGCAGAAATTTGTCATAACTGCCGATTACACTTCCGTCCATTCTCTGTGGGTAATCTGTGGCCCCACCATAGAAGAGTCTATCTTCATGGAAAGTGACCGACGCCGGATACCCCGTGGTGGCCGACCAAACGCCAAGGCGCCAAAAGGTTTTGGCCGCGGTACTTGTAAGAGTCTCTTGGATATCAATGGTCACACTTCCATAGTGGACGAATGAAGCTATATACGCCCATCCCCAAACGGAGCCTTGCTGTAATCTTATTACTCGGCCCACGTCTGTACTCGCAAAAATTGCTGGGTGTACTGTTCCGCCGGAAGTGTAGGTATTCGTAAAAGTTGACCCGTCTAGATCAATAGTGTCATCGTCGATTCTCGTCACGGTCCAAGACCCATTGGCCTCTACTGTTCCGCCCACGGCTTCGATTCCAACATCGTCGCCCGTGACTTTGCCATGGCCCGTTGACGTGATCCGGATAAGTCCGGCCCCGTTATCCGCGGCGCCCGAAACTGCCGTCGTGGCTCCCGACTTTAAAGATACTCCGTCGCCTGTGGCTGCGCCGGGGGTCAGAGAAAAAGCTGTGGTATTAGTCGGAAGGTAAGGCCCGTCCAGGAAAGTAACTTCTGTGAGAGTCCAAGCAGTGTGCCCGGTTCTTGATAATTTGCGGGGGGCATAATCCGGGTGGACTATATACATGACATCCGCACTCTGAGTGAAACGTAATTCAAAAAGATCGGCTTCCGCGTAGGGGCTCACCAACTCATAGGGAGACCCGCTGTCTTGAATCTGCCCATTGTTTCGATAAAACCGTATATACGCGTTGCCGAATTCTAAGATATAAGCTTGTGTAGTGGAAAATTCAAAAGGGATAAGTCTGGAAGTCTCTGCCGAAGTTTCTACCTCGGCCACGTAATAGGTGCCGGATCTTCTTTGGAGCCCGCCCTGTAATGTCGGTAAATAATTTAAACAAGTCTCGAGTGCGGCGCCATACCTATCAAGATTGACCTGCCCCCTGGACAGTGGGCTAAATTCGCCTGACGAAAAACTTGTCTGGATCGGCGCTACTTTTGCCATCTAGCTCCTTGCTGTGACCCAGATATCCTCTGGCGGCCTACTCGCTACTCTTTCGATAGCATTGGTTCTTTTCGCTTCCGCGATAAGGTCTTTGTACATTGCGAACAAAGCTTCTTTTTTAGTATTTGATTGGGTCAACTGCTCGCAGACTTCAATAGCGAGTCTTAGGGATAACCCCTCTCTGAATAAAACATCCATTTCATTCGGGTCCGTTACATTATAAACATAACGAAGTTTCAAAGGTGCGCTGTCATTGGTGATAATGTTTCGCCCTTCGATCTGCCAATCTAAGTCATTGTAATTAACTTCCGGATCTGGCGCTAAAATCCTCACGTAATCCGTGGGGAGTGGGAAGCTTTTGGTTCTGGTAAATAGTGGCGCAGTCGCGCTGGCCGCAAGGGAAGCTCTTTTAATTGCAAAAGACCAAGGATGCTTCCTTAATTCTGCAAGTTTCACAGGCTCAAAAGCAAGATTCATAGCGCGGGCCGTGACTGAATCATCAGTCAAGTTTACGATTGTCGAGGCACCTAAGTGCTGCAATCCCCTATTCGCTATGCCTACGTCTGATGCCATTCAACCCCCTAGTACGGAATTCTAACAAGTCGATAGTAATTCGCAGTCGCAGTTGTGGCCACGGCTCTATAAGTCCCCGGCGGTAAGAAAGTATTTACGATGCCGGCTGCAGACAAAGTCACAGACGCTACGTCGGCATACGTATTTTGTGGCAGTTTTATTTGAAGCTTAACCGCTCCCCCGCCAAAAGTAGACTCACCTACATACGAATAGTGTCCACCTTGAATGCGCACATCCTCGCCGTTCCCGGTGCCTGCATTTTCTAATAAAACGATTGCTTCACTTGAAGCCATGTCTCACTCCTTAAGCTGGCAGCCAATTGCCTTTTATAATGTGATTCTTAATTTTCTCTAACGCATCTAGAACTTCTTCTTTACTGATAGCTCTAGTGGAGCCGCCAGCGTTGACTCCGGTAGTGGCGAGTTCGACCGTAACTTCAACAGTGTCGGCTGCTACTGCAGAACCAACGCCCTCAGTTACCGCAAACTCACCTACACCTACAGACATTCCATAAATTCTTGTAGCCATTGGGCTCTCCTATAAAATTTTGAAGGCGGGTTTTATCCCGCCCTCAATAAATTTAGATTGCGTATGAAACTTGTAAGGATATTGTCCCCGCAAGTTCTACCGCTTCTGTGGCTGTCGCCACTACGTCATAGTCGATTTTTGAATCAACTGTAAGACCTAGAGCTTCCCACAAAGGTTTCTCGATATCGTCTACGCCGTAAGAAGCGTTAGCCCCTGCGGTTTCGAATGTGATATCCGTCTGACCTAAAGCAGTCGTTAAAGCTTGAGCACTCGCGAAGAAATCAGCATCCACAACGGCAGCGCCGTTGGCTGTCGTCTGATAAATACCGATGTCAACTAAGCCCGTAGAGCCAACGTCGTCACAAGATAAAAGCACTTGAGCAACACGAGCGTTTGAAGGCAGCGTGCAAAAGAAATACTTTGATCCAATGTCATCGGCAGCACTTGCTTCCACGGTTCCGGCTACTAATTGCATAGCCCCCTTGGAAATTCGAGCGTTGTTTAAGACTCTCGGAGTAGCGTTGCGATTAGTAATTGCAGTCGAATAAACTGATACTGTAGCCATCTAATCCCCCTTATTCCGCACACTTAATTTCGGCAACTTTCTTTTCCTCGATGCGCGTAGCACCAACAGTCATATATACATATGTCTGCCAAGGCAATCCCTTGAGGTCTTTTCTTTGCGAAATGTCAGTGGTAATGTCATTCCAAATGCCTAAGTGCATTCCAGATTTAGCGAACACAGGTACTCTGCGGTAGCTATTTCCATCAACATTAAGACGCTCAGAGTGAACGAATTCAATTCCTAAAAACGACTTCAATTTTCCATCCACAAGAACCGGGCGGTCATTGAAATCCAAGCTAATAACTTGAGCCTCTGCAAGCAGGTTATCTTCTTGAATAGAAGAAATCACGGCTGTGATTGGCTCCTGGTCAAGATCGACTTCCGCTGCACGAAGTAAGCGACGAGCTTCACGAAGTTTTGCCACGGTCAAGCCAGTGTTACCACTCGCACCTTGATTCACTGCAACCTGTTGGGCTGACGGGAAC